AGGCCTCTCTATAGCCTCTTAGAATTCAAACCAAGAAATCTTAAAAATCCTATTTTTAATTTTGAGTAGCACAGCGTATATCTCTACTTTTTCTAAAATCTTAAAAGTTTTTTAGAAATTATAAAATAAATAAAGTTATACGCTTACTCTACTCAAATTTTAAAATCAAAAAAGTAAATATATCTATTGATCTATCATATATTTAGTATAATCTGTAATACAATTCAATATATCACTATAAGATTCTCTTTGATTTACTGTTCTTGGATATATCACAAGCCATTTATCAACCAATTGTAAATTTATCCAATATACGTCAAATTCATATTTACCACTTACAGTAGGGTTCTCTATCAATAATTTAAGACCCTCCCTGTAATTAGCAATTATCTTATCATAATAATGCTTTTTTACAATATAACCAGCGGCAGAATACGAAGCCTTAACTTGATGTATATAATTATTTATAGGTATTACACCATTTACCTTATCTAATATATTTGTTGCTATTAATAATACATCATAATCTAAATTATTAGATTGAACATAGTTTGTAAAATCTATAAACATCTTATTATATTTTTCAGGCTGTAAGAATTGAATGTCGTCTTCGACAATTACCACATAATCTAAATTTTTCTCCTTTGCCATCTCTATAACTGCCAAATGACTTAGTCCACATCCCAATATTCCTCTATCGTTTTTAATAGCATTAAATCGCTCATATTTCCATTTCATTTTAGTTAGTTCAGTTTCTACAAATATTCGCCTATCTACTCTTTCCTCCAAATTTATATAATAAACATTTTCTAGCAAATATTTATTTTGATATGTATCACACATAATCCAATGATCTGGAAATAAATCCGTAGTATTATTATTTATTAAAGCCGCGTTAAACCATTTATTAGGATAACATATTATCTTATTTATATTATCTTCAGCCAAGTAAGCAGACCACCAACTAAATGTACTATTTGCTATAATATGATGCTTACATAAACTCATAATTACCATTTGTTCCCAATCTTCCAATTTAACTTTTGTTTGCGTAAATATAATATTAGGAAAAATATTTATAAGAGGATTAACATAATTATTTATTACAAAATCTACATCATCATCTTCGCAAAAATATAGTATTTTAATATTTTTATCTTCACAGTCTATATGTTTAATAGCAGATATATAATATTCCAATGGCATTATAGGATGATTTTCTAAATTCTTAAAATCGCCAATTCGAAAATGTAATGATACCATTTCTTCAACATTCACATCAGATATCTTATTTCTAACATCATTTATAATAGTAATCCAATCAATATCTTTTAATATCTCTTTTTTATAAAAATCGAAATATTTATATGATTGAAAATATCCGCATAATTTTAAATTATCATCCCTTGATATTGCCGGAAGTTCATTAAATTCGAATGATTTTTCATTATATACAGGATATTCTATCTTTTTGTTTATTAAATATTTTTCTAATTTATTTAAAAAGTTATTCCAATATACATTTCTATAAGTACAACTAGGACTATGAGACTTTCTTTCAATTACCCAAGGATTCTCATATTTTTTAGAGTACGCCATTAAAGTCATAATTTGAAATAATTGGTTCCCTAAACCTCCCATAATATCAATAGATATCATATGATTATTAAAATATATAAATATTAATGATTATATATCTTATATAATAATAAATACAATATGTTCGCCGATATAGTTAAATTTATTAGTCTAAATAACTTAAGTAAAAATGCGCAATTTATTATTTTCGGAGGTACCGTAATAGTAGATGAACCAATATGTAAAGATAAACCAGAATACTACTTTACAAATTGTGTAGATAATTGGGTAATTAAAGAAAACGACGGAGATACCAATAGTAACAAGGATAATAACAAGGGAAACAAAAATAATGATGGCAATGATAATACATATATACATATAAATAAATAAACATATTATTACTATAATGGATAGAGCGATAGAATTGTCTGATATTAGCACAGGCGGACCATTTGGTGCCGTTATTATCGATAAATCTGGAAATATTATAGGCGAAGGTCACAATGAAGTAACTGTAAATAATGATCCTACTGCGCATGCGGAAATAGTAGCAATCCGGAGAGCGTGTCAAAATAGTAATAATTTTAGTTTAGAAGGATGTACTATATATACTAGTTGCGAACCGTGTCCTATGTGTCTTGCTGCTTGTTATTGGGCGAGATTAGATAAAATATATTATTCCAATACGCGCCAAGATGCCGCTGATATTGGGTTTGACGACAGTAATATATATGAAGAAATTAAGAAAGATAATAATGAACGCTCGATTCCTATAATTCCATGCGATGATAATAGTAGTAAAATGAAGGCGAAAGAAATATTTTATAAATGGTTTAATAATTCTAAAAATATTAGATATTAAATACTAATGTATATAGGATATAGTTTATTTTTATAATATAATTATAGATTATATGAGTACTGAGTTTGAGAGAAAATATAATGAATCAAAAAGAATAAGGGAAAAATTTCCAGAGAGAATTCCTGTAATTGTTGGAAAGGCAGCCGGATGTAATTTAAATGACATTGATAAAAAGAAATATTTAGTTCCCTGTGATATTACCATAGGTCAATTCATATCTATAATAAGACAGCGCATAAAACTATCTCCAGATAAGGCAATATTCATATTTATAAATAATATATTGCCTCCAACATCTGCTAATATGCTTACGATATATAACGAAATGAAGCACGGAGACGGATTCTTATACATTTATTATAATGGCGAATCTGTATTTGGAAAAAATGATATACATAATTTATAATAAAACCCTATTTATTACACCCTCGAATTTTAATAATCTTATTTCGCGAGTAGTCTGTCTGCGGATAAGTTAATTAATATTCAACCGCAGGTAATTAATAGATATAATCAAAATTTTCATCTATTAATTTATCTATTAAATTATCATCTTTCTTTAATGAAAAACAATTTGACCAAAATTTAAAATCGTCATAAATTTGGTGCCAATATTCATCATTTACTTTAAATAATTTTTTTGTTCCTATTCTATAAGTATCAAATCCATTTTTGGATAAAAAATCCACTATATCTTTCATGGGATTTTTAATCCCGGGGCCTCTAATATCATCTAAACAATCGCTACACTCAAATATTATATATTTAGTTTTTGGTAAATATTTTTCTAACCCTTTAATTACATTACCATCATTGCCTTCAGTATCTATTTTTATAAATTTAATTATAATATTTTCGTTATTAAATTCGTTATCTAAAACATCATCTAATTTTTTTACATCAACGTCGCATATTTTTTCACCACCACTTCTCAGTCCTGCTATTCCATTTCCCATAGTATTATTATTACTATCTTTCCAATTATAGAAAGAAGATACGGCGGTTTCGTTTGAAATACAATGTTTAAATAATTTTAAAGTATTATCCCGATTTATTATTGGTTCTAATGCTAAAATATTTACTGGATTAGGTTCAAAACATAATATCTTTCTATTTTGTTCCGTACAAATAGCATTAATATTAGGTATATAATTACCAATACAACAACCAACATCAATACCAATTATTTTACAATCAGTATCATCGACATTTGTTATATATTTCTTTAATCCAACTAATAATTTTTCGTGCCCGTCTTCTCCAATGAATTCATTTTTATTTTTAACATAATAATTTACTAAATAACTATTCATCTATATAAATGAATATTGCTATTTATTTATATAACTATTCAAATCTACAAATATGTACGCGATTGAATGCCGGGAATCGCGAGAGCAATTACAAAAGCAAATAATACTCATGGAAGATATTAAGAATTATAAAAAATGTAAAGAAGAATTATCTGAATATTGTGAAAAGCGCGGATTTACTGATAATATTATTAAAGAACAGATTATATACTATATGAATGATTATAGTCCATATATTTATGGAATATCTAAAAATAACTATAAAAAAATTAAGAGACTAGTGGCGTATAAAATTAAAGAAAAGAAGTACATTTATCTATATTCTTTGATTCTAAATAATGACAATAATCCAAAAACAGAAATCAACAGATATTTAGGATGTCTTACAGTAGACGAGAGGAATACATTTATGAGAGATATTGTTGCGAATCATAAATGATAAATGGCGAATTATTTAACTATTATTGGCGAGGGTATGAACCCGTGATATACATAATAATCACTTATAATCTCTTTATATATTAAATAAATAGAACAGTAATAACGTATAAAACTCGTAATACTATTATCAACTATTATATTTTTTTCTATATAAGGAATTTCAATTAATGAGAATACCACGAGAGGAACTACTAAAGCCCACATTTTCATATTATCCCATTTATATTTAATACGCGTCGTATATGCGAAAATATACAAATAGCATATGGCGAAATCCGCAAATTGCGAATAAAACCCTCTCAATATTACATGATATAAATATAAAGGATATATTAATGTAATTGAATATACGCGGTGATAATGTATAGTTTCGCACTTGCCTTTGCGAATAAGCGTCATCATGAATGGCGCAGATTGGATAGCATATAAAGGGGCGAAATTTAGAGACGCGGCGAGTTCTCCTGAAAACACTGCCATAATAGTAGCACCAAATTGTTTTTTGGCATATTCTTGTTTTATTTTTGCTATTTCATATTCTGTTAATTGTTCTGGATAGGGCATCGCATTTGTTGTTCTTTTCTCTTTATCTCCATATTTATCTGTTATTATACTTGCGACTTTAATACATCCAATAATTATTAGATATTTTATAATACTTTCAAAAATTATTGCGTATCTTCTTTGTTGAATTGTTATTACACCATAAGATTGTGTCGGCCATAATTCTAGCAATGTAATTATAGTAAATAATACATGTCGGCAAGAAAATAATATAGAATGAAGTCTAAACTCTTTCCATATCATGGGGCTCGCGAAATTTCTCTTTTCTGGTAATGGTATTGTTAAAGATACAATAGGTAATAATGCGTGAACTAATACAGAAGAACATGAGAATATTTTAGATTCAAAAGCAGGAAAAGAAGTACCATAAACAATAGCATAATAAAAACGTAAAATAAAATTTATAACTGCCAATAATCCCAATGTTTTATGTAAATGATATTTATCATGATTTGTAAAAAGATGCGCCATTATCTTTTCCTACTTTTTATGTTTATGTTATAAGTGAATATAAATATATTTTTATATATATTTACTTTTTAAAGTAAAAAATACATAATATATACGACTACTACTACGACTACTACGACTTATCTAATACAACCAGCGAAGATTGATGTTGGTCATCTCCGGGCTGTATTGAAAAGGGACACTATCTTGAATCTTTATATCCTCGCAAATATGTCTGTTATTTTTGAAGAAATTGTGTAGTGATTCCCATTCTCTATCAGTGAAATCGCAAGTATCCATAATATAGTTCTTAATACTTTCAAAACCTTGATTTTTAATCTTGTTATTCAATTGGTAATCTTCGAAGATACGCAATAGGATACTGCGCAATAGCATAGGACACTGCTTGTATTCGGGGTTCTTAATCCAACACGTATTCCTGAAATTGGTTGTGAGGCAGCAATTACACATTGTAAATGGTATGATATATATATTATTATATACCTATCATTTTTATACTATTTTTAACATTTTCATAACATATTTAAACCTTTTGTCTCTAAATAATTTCTAACTTCTTCTAAATCATATTGTCTTGAAATAGGTATTCCTTTTGCTCCATGCAATAATATTGCTTTTTTTGTTAATAATAATACATTACCAAGTTCATTATTTTGAGTAAATTTACATATCAATATTTCTTTCATTACATTATGTTTAATTTCATCCCATATTTTTATGCGTTCATCATCAAGAATTACTAATTTTCTATTTTTTCTAGCAATATTACCATCCTTCGTAGTTCCAATAATATCTCCTGATTCTATACAAAATAGATTTGCTTTAGCAGCATCCATTAATTCTATTTTTTTAGCATGAAAAGCATGTTCTGCTGTATAATAGGTTTTACCATTATAAGTAAAATCTGCTACATAAAAATTACTGAGCATTTTTCTCCAATCTTTAATTTTATTCAATTCATCGTATTCATTATAATTAGATACAAATTCATTTACTCCTTTTCCTGCTTGTTTATTTGCTGATTTGCTATAATAAAATAATTTATCTTCTTCCATTGTTTATAAACAAATATTTAGCATTAATAAATCAATTTTTACTCATTTTTATTAAATCCAAAAATAATGTGTTTTTAATTAGTAAAAAAAATTTATAAATAATTACATTAGTTAAAAATATAATTATTGATTTCTTGGGCGTAATGCTTGAATCTATCTATGAATTCTTGTTTTGTTAATAGCGTCGTGTCATAATTCGATTTTCTAACCCAATTATTAATACTTCTAATTCTATTAAAGTGTATCTGTGGTTTTAAATATGTATATCTATTAGTAGTTCCTTCTATCGGTACATTATAAGGAGGTAAATAGTTGTATAATAAACGCCCTTCATTGAATAGTTTGTATATATTAACTAACATAGTATATGAATTTAAATCCGCGGAACCTGTAGCAAAAGTACCAGTTGCTTCAATATCATCAGGTATATAGCAGATTACATGTACTACTTTTTCTACGCCTGCTATCATACGAGATAGATACATCTCATTAAAGCGCAAAGAGGGTATTCCATTAAATGATGCGTCCGCACCAAGAACACGCAAATTAACTTCGTGGGTCACATAATTTACTTTTAATTTTGTATCATTTCTATGTTTTATAAATACAGGCACTTCTATCTTCGGGTTTATTATTCTCATAACTTTCATGAGTTCTTCTATGTTTTCCGGCGTATATTTTGCCTTTGTCACAGGATTTATAAAAGGCTCTTTGGAATTTATACATTTTATTAGATAATTATAGAGTTTAGGAGCATATATACATTCCGTTCTGTATTTCTTTTTGTCAGGCGTATATACTTTCATTCGCACCATAAGTTGAAGTTTAGAAAGCGGGTAATTCTCATCGTCTAATTCTTCATTCGTCAATATATCTATGTTCTCGCTACATTTATCCGCGAGGTCAGAGTAGTCGTATAGAACATTATCAGTAATCTCTTGTTTTGTCATAGATAGTAATTCATTACTTTCTATAAATCGCTTTTTAGAACTAGATGGAGAATCGCCTACATGATACATCAATTCTTTGTAAGACATATTCTTAATTCTATTATATTCATCTATGATAGGCTGAGCCTTAGCATATTCTTCGCGAAACTTAACTACGACATCATCTTTTATATGCATTGGGTCTATCTGTCTGCCTATAGTATGTACTGCGCCCCACGGAAGAGTTATTTTGGGTTTTTCAGGAGGCTTAGGAGAACTGCCGCGCTTATTTTTATCATATGATTCTCGAACATCTTTATATTTTTCCCATAACTCATCATATCTATCTTTCTCTTTTTTAAATGCCGCGTATTCAGCATCATTTAAATATTTAAGATTCTCTTTGGGTTTAAAGGTCGTTAAATCAATTAATTTAGAATATATGGGTTTTCTTATTTCGGCCAAATCTTTTTCATAAACTTCAAAATATTCATCAAGTGGATCATTTATAGGTATAAGTTTTTTATCTTCTGCATTTTCTACAATACCCGAAGCGGGATTAAAGCATTCGTCTATATCTTTAATAAGCGCCTTGTAATCATTATATAATTTTAATGCTTGAGATATCCAATTTGGAGGATGTGGTTTTTTAAGGACATTTATAAAATATTTAATGGGCGTTTCGCCATTTGCCATTTTATTTGTTTCTAAAAACTTGATAAACCAATAGCCTTCGACGGTCCATCCGACTTCTTCTTGTATGGCATTCACTCGTTGGGGATATTCATATCTATACATATAATCTTTCTCCAAAAAAGCGTTTGCCAAATCACTTCTAAAATCATCAATTAAATCTTTAATTAAAGACATATTTGACCTGCTTTGTTTATCCCAAATAGGCGTACTGTTAAAACGATTTCTCAATAACTCCATTTCTGTCTCAAGAACAGTAGTTGTATCCACGGTATCTTCTAGTTTTTCTGTCAGTAATTTGCATATTGCCAAAATATTTTCTTTATCCTGATATATTCTCTTGTAAAGGTGCGGGTAATAATTTTTGACACATGTATAATAAACTAAATCAATGTCTCCAAATAATAAATGATTTTTAGGAAAAAGACTTCGCATTACTGTATAATCATTATCCAATGTAGCAACAATACCGCTATTTTTCATAATTTTATAAGCCTTTTCATATATATTATAATATTCATTGCTCATAGCCGACATCGGCGTTCCCTTAATAGGGTGTATTTCAGGGTCTTTAAACCACCTTTCAACATCTTGAACTGTTTTAAATTTTAAAACTACTTTTGAACTTCTCGCGGGTCCAGTGCCAGCCGCTCCTGCTTCAAGACC